TACTCCTGTACTTATACCAGGCACCCCAGAGGCAGCTGCTGTACGTGAATAGTACGACAAATGTGTGCTGTTGTTTGTTAAAGACGTACTGGCCGTGAGATTTGTGTCTGCAAATGCAGTTGTACCATTAGGCAGCACACCATTATTGCTATGTGTCCACCCACCGAAAAACTGTAATCTAAATGCTGCGCTCAAATCACGAGGATCTTTAAGATTGAACTTATGCGTGGTCGCCGTTCCACCCACGAATGGGTATATAGCTTTCATTTTTGACCAAAGCTGCGCATGTTTTAATTCACGGACAAGCTGAATTATAGCGCGTTGTTGCTGTGATGATCTTATCTGCGCATTATCAAGAAAAGCCCACGCATCGCGCTCCTCAGGTATCACCGTTAATCCTTTTGGATTACGCAATGAAAGCAGGTTATATCGTGCTGATCTTACGCTCACGTGATTTCACAGCCAAATGCAGAAAAAGCAATCGTATCAGCGACCGAACTACGAACCGTTATTACATCAGTTGCTGCCAATGTAATACCTAACACAAGCGTAACAGTATCGTTTGCAGATACATTGACGTCATAGGCAAGGTAATGCTGGTTGGCAAGTGTTGCGCCTGCTGGCCTTATTGCAATTCTATATTGCGCAGTAGTGCCGCCCGTAGTAATGTTAGCCACAGTGATAGCTGATACAACAGTTGATGTTGCACTAGGTACTGTGTACAAAGTTGCGGCTGTTGTATTAGCAGGGGCTAACTGTCCAAGAACTTTATAGGTATTCGGCACTATGCCCCCATAAGTAAAAATGGATGTAATGGCGTATCTGTACTTCCACCACCACCAGAAGGCACGGCCCACGTCTGGTCACCACGCAAAAACGTCGTGTTATTCGCAGTACCAGTAGCGAGCCGTGCTGTATCAACAAGTCCGGTAGTAATGTCAGTTGCTGCAATGTTGATGTTATCACCGCTTTGCAGTTCCTGAATCTGACCAGACGTTATAACTAAAGGTTTCTTGACTGGCATAGATTAGGCAAGCGTAATTGGTTGCTGTTCTTCAAAGTTGATTTCGGTTGCTGACAAAGCAATTCCGATTTCCTGTGAAATATAGCTTGCTGTTGTCGGAGCCGTTGCAGAGGCAGCGCCCGCTGTTGAACCGCTTAAATAGTAAGGAGCACCAGGCGTTAAACCTGTGAGCCCTGTGATTGTACCATCGAGGTACACCGTTGCGTTGTTAGGCGATGTGGAATTTGTAATCACAAAGCCAACAGCACGGCGTCCGTTGCTTGCGTCTGCCTTGCGTGCCTTGATGGTGCCGCCATCGTTAAACAGATTTACGAGGTTGCCAGCCGATAGGTTCTCGGTTGTTGCCGCAACCTTAACAGTAGCCCCAATACCTGTTGGCAATACCGAATTGTCCAGCTTGCCCGATCCGTCGAGAGCTATGATTTTGCCCGCTTCCGTTGCGCCTGATGATGATACGGTAGCTTCGACTTCTGCGAGCTGGCCGCTGTTATTCTTGATATACTTTTCTGCCATGTTACACCGTTTGAATGATTGTGTCTATGTCGATGATTAGTTGCGTCGCTGTTAAGGCCTTGCCTACGTGAACGACGATAGCGCCGCCAGTTGGCACAGTCTGTGTTAGTGTTCCGTTGGTGCCTAGGTAAACCGTGCCCTTTGTCCAGTTCCAGTTGGCATCTGTTAAGATACCCGAGATCTTAATCGTTACGTTCGCCCCTAAGCTTGCGGCCGTGTATACGATGCCCACAACCTGTGCATTAGCAAGCGTGTTATTGCTGGCGTAGACAGCCTGACCCGAGGAGTTTGTAGTAACAGCACGAAGTGCAGACAGATTCTCACCAGCTACTAATGTGAGGTCATCAGAAATAGGCACCAAACCACCCGATGCAACATCGAGTGTGATAGTAGATTGGTCGACGTTCAGTTTTACGTCTTCGTCTGCAATGTTCAGACTAATCGTCGACTGATCTACGTTGATGGTGTAACTCACTGGGTCACCTCACCAAGAACCGTCACGTAGCCACGTAGTAGTTCATTCGTTGAACTCGAGACCGTCTGCTCCAAATCCCAGACGTACACCTCGCCCACCGTCAACGATGACGTAGTCGCTGCACTTAGTGCCACCGAGAACGTGCCTTGCGAAGCGTTGACAGTCGTGATCGTGAACGTTGCAGCCAGCACGTTGTCGATGGTCCTAATCTGGCCGGCGAAGGTGTAACCTGTTATGTTGGTCACCACCCCGTTCGTCTTATGTGTGAAGGTACGTGCAAAGGCTGCCCCCTGACGGAGCTCTAAATCAACACGTGCACCTGATGATGATAGTATGACCATTGGAAACCTTTGCTGTGCTCACCACTGGGCCCGTGGGCCCAGTCGTCAGAACAACTTTGTTAGTTAGTCCTTGATGATGTTTGCAGCAAGACCGCGCTCGGTAGCGTCGTTGATGCCTTCGCCGTTGTAGAGAACAGCGATGCACGATCCGAAGGTACCTGTCGATCCGTCGCCAGCTGTAGCAACAACGTCGATATAACGCTTGCGACCTGCAAGATTCACGAAGAACCCGAAGACCTTGTTGTCATCGTTAGCCGTTGGCAGTGCCGGTGAACCCGATGCTCCGTAAACACAGCCTGTTATGTCAGCATAGCTGGAATCTACATCTGACTCCTGCAGCTTAAGGGCTGCCATTGCGATGTCAGTAGCACCAAGGCTGAAGTAAACAGCGAGCTTACCAAAGCCAGCCGTGTCGATGCTGTTAGTTGTAAACGATGCATTGTCAACGATTGCAGCTGGTGGCGTAACGTTGACAACCTTCACATTTTGTAGTGCGTTCATGTTGTCACCTTATGAGTTAATAGTTACGAAACCAACAACAGGGCCTGTTGTGCGTGATGCTGCTGTAGCATTGTAGTTGCCCATCTCATGCACCTTGATGTCGAGGTACTGTGTAGCCTTGACATAGATCGTATCTGTGTCGAAGCCCTTGCTTGCGTCTTGCTTGATCGATGTTGCCATACGATCACCAAGAGTTGCAGCCTGTGTAAGGTTACCGAAGTAAGCGAACACCTGGCTGTTAGCATCTGCTGATGGCATCACGTCGACGAACTCGACAGGATAGCCGAAGAGGCGCTGACCGAATGAGCCAGCAAGTTCTGCAGCTGTTGATCCGCCTTGTGCGTATGCGAGGCGCTCTGCTGTCTCACCAAAAGCTACCTTGTTGAAGTACCACTTGGCACCTGTGAGTGCGTATGTTGGAACCTTGCGCATACCAGCAATCAGGTTGCCCATCGTTACCTCAGCGAAGGTGTTGCCAGCGCATACCTGTGCTGATCCGAGGTAGCCCTTGTGTGTGTCGTTTGTCCATGTTCCGCCGCCATCCTCGAGAACCTTGCGGAGCTTGCCAGCAAGACCGAGAACACCGCCGTATGTAGACGTACCATCACCCAAGAACCCAGCTTCGTCTTCCTTCTTTGCGAATTGGCGTGCTACCGATTCAGCAAAGCGAAGGCCAAGATTTTGTGTGCTGTTCATTACAAGTTCTTCAGAGAGAACAGCGAGGGCATACATCTTCTTGGCATTGAGCGTGACAGCGTCGAATGTCATGTCAGATGATGACAGTGTGCCTTGCTCAGATCCCCAGTATGCCGTCACGTCATCGCCTGTGCGGAAGATGCGGATTGATTCCGATCCCATAGGCTCAACACGTGTGTTGCGACGGAATGATCCGTATGTGTCCTTCAGGTTGACGATAAGGCTTGATGTCTCCGTAGGAACGAAGATACCGCCTGTGGCGTCGTTGCCTTGTGTGTGTGACTTGTACTCAACACCTGTTACTTCGGCGTACTTTTGACGTGCTGTCTCATTAGCAAGACCACCTACAAACAAGCCTGTTACATATGCTTTGTACTCAGCATCTGGCATGTTGGCCTTTGCTGATGATTCGCCGACCTTGATGTCGTTTGACTTTGGCAGCTTGTTTACTGCTGTCTTCACTTCTGTCTGGCGTTGTGCGTTCTTGGCCTTGATAGCTTCGAACGACTTTACTTCGTTAGCCTGCTCATTGAGCGCGTCGATTTCAGCGTTCAATGTCTGTGCAGACTTTACTTCGTCCATCGTTGGCTCTGTCTTAGCAAGGAGCGTTTCGAGCTCTGCAGACTTGGCGCTGATGGCGTCGTTGATCTGTTGCAAATTCATGATTGTTTCCTCTTGTTTACTAATGCCCGCAATGCTTCCATTTCCATGGCAGCCTTTGCGGAAACCGGTTGTGCCGCATCAATAAGCATTTTGATATTGCCCACCGCTGCAGTCAGTGTGT